AATAACCGCCGATGCGTCCATCAACGGTAGCAGTCAAGAAGGATCCCACTTCTCTCTCACATGGGTTGGATTTCCGATTCTTTTTACTCTCGGAGATGTGAGCACGGGTGTCGCCATCCCGTCTAAGCCAAACAACGGACTTGAACCGTTGACCTACGGTTTACAAAACCGTTGCTCTATCCAGCTGAGCTAGTTTGGCGTTTCTCTTCCTTATTGGTTTTGAAGTAGAGACTATAGTATCTCTTCTTCATGTTGTCAATAGTTGTCATGTCTTCCTCGAATCCCATGTATTTGAGATGCTGGTAGACACCTTCCATTTCACCAATAAGGAGGAGAAGGTTGATCGCTGTCCGAGGTCTTCCACCAAAAGTATATTCAATCGGGTATTTCGGCATAGTTTTCAACCAACCAAGAGAGGTCAAACAAGACAGGGTGGCATTCCTCAGAGATGAGGTAGTCACTTGCCTTGTATAACTCTTCCATAGTATAACGTCTTTGAGTTTCTGCGTCAAGCTTTACTTCTTCTAACTCTTGGACAGATTCGGGCAACTCTTCAAAGGTGAATGGCATTCCCATTATAAACCACATCTCAACAATCATGTCTTCCCCTTCTCTTACATCCAGGTAACAACAACTGTGAGTGATGCGGATTTTCTTCATTAGAAGTCTTGCGTCATTTCATTCAGAGATTCTGACACATAACCTGCGACAAATGCGGGATCTGGCACAAATTCTTCAGGATCTGGAATATTTATCTTGGAACCCTGATTTGGTGTTGCAATTGGTGTCATTAACACAATGTGACCAGACTCGCTAATGAGTTTGATTGTATGTCCTCGCTCTACAAGAGAGAAGACAAAATCAAAGTTGTCTTGTGCCTCTTGGACAGTAAGGGTGATGATACTAGACATAGGTAATCAATTCAGAGGGGACGTTTTCATTAAAGGTCGTCAGAGTCTCAGAGAAACCCTCGGATCCTTCTTCGTCAAACTTCCACTGCACCACCTCGTCAACACCTTCGCTGTCCATGATTTTCACGGTGCGGCGGGAGATGTCAACCCAGATGTGCTCAAGATAGGTATCAGACATGAGGTCATAACGAGGACCTCCATATCATACCTCAATTCAGCAGCAATGGCAAGCCGTAGACTTGGTGAGGACCGAAAGCACAACCAGTTGCCATGAAACCAGCACCCACAGAGTAGGACGCCATGCCCGACACCACTTGGTTGACAATAGATCCAGAGGGTGTGAATTCTGTGATCACACCAGTAGGACATGCAATGAAGGAGTTAATCACACCTGACGTGGTGCCCAAACAGATATCGTGAATAGATCCAGGGACCATGGTGCTTGCAGTTGCTCTCACAATCATAGGAGGTGACACTGATGGGAAGGGAGTATCAGTTGCCAACTCAAGGATGGTGCCCTTGACTACACGGAAACTACCAGTCAGTGCAGCAAATGGGTTAAAGACCGCAATACATTCCAGTCTTCCTGCATTCAAGAAAGATGTAATCCAGTTTGCCTCTTGCATGATCTCACCATCAGCAACCAACTCAATGGAGTTTGCTTCAACCCTGGTTACCTGTGAGTTGATATTCACTGATTCAATACCAGTGATTTTCACCTTGTTACCCTGAATAGTAACGTCACCAGTGTAAGAAATGTTGTGGTCGCCTTCCAAACGTTGACCAGACTTCTGCTCCTTATCATCTTTCAACTCAGTAGAGAGTTGAGGACCCCAAGGTGTGCGACCCATCTCGTCAGCATCAGGGTGATAAGGAATCTTATCTACTGGATAGAATCCACCACCTTGAATCTTCTTGAAGTATTGTGCTCTACGCTCTTTCTGCTTAGCAGGGAAAGTAGCAATATCATACTTAGAAGCGGTGGTGTTTGTATCACCAAAGTCAGGATCAGGGTTTGCTGCCTTCACATTAGATGTGGCAGATCCAGATGCAACAGAGTCAGACTGTTGTGCCTTAGACATATCAGGTGCAGAAGATGATCCCTCGGACTCAGACTGAGGACCGTTGGACTTGTTTTCATTCTTAGCACCCACGATCTCCTCGTGGTAGTTACCCATGACTTTCAGATAGAAGTCACCTTCTACTGTCAGCACATAGTTACCCTTGATAGTTTCACACTTATCTCTACCAATGATCTTGGTGGAGTTGTTGGGGACGTTTTGGTGTTGGTTACCAAAACTATCTTGGAAGTTGGTTTGACCACCAGGACCAGACTCGATTGCCTTTTCCTTGCCAGGTGTTGCGTCAAAGATCTTTTTAGCACCATTCAGGAAGGTTTGCACCTCCATCATGTAGGGATTGATGTCAGTAAACATCTGGTCGATGTAACTGCCACCCAGACCGCTGCCATCAACAGGGTTACCTGTCTTCATCAGAGAAGCATAATTGCTACCCTGCACAGCATCATCAATATTTGTACATGTCGTGGTCCCTAACAACGGGAACCACGATTTCGCTTTCGGTCGTTTAATCTTCCTCCCACAATCCTTCTTGAAGAACATGCCCAGGATTGCCAGGATGAATGCAATCAGTGATCCCCAGTCAAGACTGGTGAAGTCAAACTCCATGATCATGGAGACAGTATCACCCAATCGTGATGCTGCCTGACCCATTGCACGAGCAGTATTAACAGCAGAGATGATGTCGCCAGTAATACCTGACATACGATTCATCGCAGACTGAATACCCTCCAGGATACGATTGGTGATGCCTTCAACTGCTTCACCGATTGCAGACTGAATCACACTGGTGATCTTATCTACCGCTAGTGTTGCAATTTGGTTTGCAAAGTTTGCTGTATCCGCTAGTGCCGCTTGGACTAATCCTAACCATGCAGGGACAGGAGCACAGAAGATAGCAAAGATCTGCTCAAGGAATCCCAGGATTGCAGTAATCACACCCATGGGAATGAAACTGGAGATGATCTTCACCAGTGCGTTGATGATCGTAGCAATCGCCTGTGCCAGGATCTCTTTTAATGGTGCCAGCACACCAGCAATAGCACCAGATAGGTAGTTAGCAATCTTACCCAGGTGCTCTAGGACCTTATCACCTGCCAGTCTTGCACCATTGACCAGTGATACAAATGAATCGCCAGCATTACCAATTGATGCTGCCATGTTGCCCATCTCTGTGAGCATTCTTTTGATGTCAGTCTCAAAACCTTCACCAGCAGATGCAGCAACACCATCACCAATACCCTGCTTCTCGACAGGAGGTTTAATAGGGTTAGTTACAGCGTTACCAGGAAGTGCTTCTTCCAGTGCAGAGATAGCACCACGAGCATTATCTTGACCACCAACAGGACTGCTAGGTGATGATTGCTGCGTCTTAGCAAATGAAGCACCATCCAATGCATTGGTGCCGAGTGGAGTCTGCTGCTGTTTAGCATTAGCAGGAGCATCCTTATCAGCAACCTTAGGATCTGCCACAGTAGTGCGCTTGTTTGCACCCTCTACTTGGAAACCACGGAATGCACCGAGGACGATAGGTAACTGTGCTTCATCTCCATCTAGGAAGAAACCCAATACCCATGATCCACACTGCAACTCTGACATAGTGCCAGTGTTTTTAGTCTGTGGTTTATCAGTAGGAAGCAAGACATTTGCCCAAGGCAGCACCTTAGTAGGGACTTCCTTAATATAGTCTTCCTTCGCTTTATGTCCTGTATACCACCCTAGAATTCTGACACGGACTCTACCTAGTTTAGATGGGTCGTTGTTGTCTTCAACTTCACCCACCCACCAAGTGTATCCGTCTCTTCCTAGGATATCGGTGCGTTCTCTCATTGTGTGTAACTTTTCGTGTGATTATTTATCCGATTCTCTTAAACATAAATTCTCCTTCCGATGGGTCTTTACCCCATATGAAGTTTCCTGTTTCTAAATCGATACCTGTATCAATCGCACGATACTCCTCACCGTTAAATCGTGCCTTGGATAATACTTGCACATCACCATGGACACAATCTCCATGAGTAGTGCCATTCCACCATTCACCATCCCATTTCCAAATATAAGGACAGACTTCTCTTTCAAAGAGAAGATCCTTAGTAATGAATACTACTGTAGTGTCTGATGTGTATTCCCAAGTGTGCTCTGAATGCTTGTATGCATTCGCCTCACTTCTATACTTATACCAAGATTTTGATTGGAGTTTCTTCTCTCCAACTCTTGTGAATCTCAAATCAATCTGAGGCCATTTAGCAGGATTCGACATCGCTTGGATCTGATTCCTGTAATGACCCAGTATTAGTTCTTCAAAGCTATTCATTGCAACCCTTACATGGTTGATTATAATAAATTATCTAGGTCTTGTCAAACGTCGTAGACTCGACACTCATCTGCTTCAGGATTTGAGTCACAAAACATCTCAAATGGTGTAGGATCGTGATGATCACTTGGGTTGTTTTTATGATACTCTTCTAGATCGTGCAGCTCTGATTCGATGTGCCGACGTTGTTGAGGCGAGATTGTAGGATTTTCAAGGATATCCTTATCCTTTGCGATATGATCTTCGATTGACTTTTCCATAATAGTGATGGATTAAGTGTGTAAAGTTATTTAGTAGGACTGACTCTTGACTGAATCTCGTGTTAACTTTAATTCTGTAGTTAAACCCTCACGTTTGTAAGTATGTGTAAGTCCTGCAATGATATACTTACCGCTATATTTGCGGTCTTCTAAGACCTTACCGTTGTCGCCAGCGGTTTGCTTAGATGCAGGAATACTTACTTTGAGGATCTGACCGACAGTTAGTGCTGGATTACCAGGAATAACGATTGTCAATTGCACAGACTTAAGCAGACTGTAGCGTGCTGAAGCATACATGCCAACAGATAGTGTATCTTTGTTACCTTCAACACCTGCTTTATGATTAGCACTCTGCTGATTCTTCATATCAGGCAAGTTTCTGATATGCAGTCTTGTTGGTGCAATCTTATCAACATCAATGTCCTCTGGCAAAACATATGGTGGTTGCTTCTCAATCGTAGATGCCATAGCAAACACCTGCATATAATTCACTTCTCTTGGTGGAGAAATAGTGCCTCGTTTGTTACTATTACCAGAGTCTGTGGTTGCTGAGTCTGTAGTGATAGGTAAGGAGATACCGATAGAAAGCGCCTTATAAGTCCCTAGACGCATGTTTCTGAGGTGATCTGCCTTATCGGGATACATTACAGATTCGATAGCATACATGCCATCATCTTCTGGATCTGATCCTTGCTGGACCAGTGTATATACAAACTTCTCAGCACCATCTATCTGCCCCTCACACAGTCCATCAATAGATTGGAAGCAGAATCCCTTCTTGTTTTCAAAAAAGAGAAAACCACTCTGTTTCAGACTTGCTTTACTGCCTTTCTTTCTGACAACTTTGTCACAGATATGACTGATTGCATCTGTAACTTTCCAGTTGGGTGAGATGAAGTTAATGGTGCTGTGAGGCTCCATATACTTACTCTTCATCTTGTCAGTTTCCCAATACTTTTTAAGGAGATGCTTGGGAATATGATCTGGATTCTTAGCACCATCCATTGGTCCAAATGATTTGAAGACCTTCTTCATCTCATTGCTGTAAATCTCAGGCGTTGCAGTATGGAGGATATACATCTGACCACGCTCAGACTTGATGATGCTACCAATCTTATACACACGGAATTTCATATCCATGTCATCACCTTTCGATGATTCACACTCAAGTTTTACATGGATGGTCTCACCACCCATCAACGTCTTGTTAAAGTCAACAGCGTCAGCGATGGTAAAATCACACCTGATGAATGGTGATTCAATCGACTCGTAGTATGTGAAGTCAACGACAATCTCTCTGATGTCATACGTCTCACCACCGACGAGCTCGATCTCAATCTTTTTTAATTCGTGTAGTCTTGATCTTCTATTTGCCATTTTACATCAGGTCGGTCATGTCGTTTTTGAAGTCTGCTACCAGACCAAACTTAGGAGTGAGGAAAGGCTCTGCATCTTGAGGTTGCCAGTTAGGAATAACAATAGGTTGCTCTTCACCAGCAGATCCAACACTAATTGGTGGCATGTTGAGTGCCTCAGCAAACGTTGTGCCACTACCAGCAAGTTGGAATGCTTCAGTAAACATCTTGTTTTTGTCTTCTTCCTCCTTCAATTTTGCTTCATTGATCTTGGCACCAGGGGCGTGCTCAGCATCTGCCATCATGCTACCGAATTGACCCAGTGCTTTCTCCAGCGATTCCATCGCCAGATCCATACCACCCTTCTTAGTCTCACCAGAATCCTTACCTTCATTACTAGCAGGTGGTGTGACTTCCACTTCCTTCATTGCTTCTGGTGCCACCCCTGCGAGAGTCTCGCCAGTTACATCATCCTTTGCACCAGGGAGTGCAGTGATGACATCACCCTGAGAATCAGTAGTAGTGAGTGCAAACTCTTGGGCAGCACGGGCAGCATATCCTCTTGCCTGCTCATCAGTAACACCTTGTTTCTTCCAGGCGTTGTAGTTGTCTTGATATGATCTATTGTAGAAGAATGCGATCTCTGCTTGCTTAGCAGTGGTCATCTTCTTCAGATCATACTTATGAGATTTCGATTGACGGTGATACTTACCATGCTTCTTAGCAAGGTATTTCTTCCATGCCTCCGACTCTGTGACTGCTTTCCACTCAGCAGATGTAGGATTGACACCCGTCAGATCATCAGGTTTCCAGAAGTTGTCACTGACAATCTTATTCATCTGGAGCATGGTGACATTACCAGCATCCTCTTTATAACGTATGATGTAACTCTTCTCACCAACAGTCACCTTGTCGCTGCTGATTGAGTCCTTGTTATACTCTGTGGGACTAAACTTGACCTTACCGCCCTCTGCATATCCCTTCATGGTAGGTCTCAATGCGCCACCCATAGAGAAACCAGGCATACCATATCCACCTGCTGCTGCCTGACGCATCCTCAGACCTGTCAGACCAGGAGACTTTCTAGTTGCAGGAGTATCAAATGGGACAACGAATGCACCACCTCTAGCAAATCCTTTGTAACCCACCCACTCTGTGCCATGACCAATGAATGAAGTAGATCTACCACCATCCAGTGATACAGGATATCCACTCTGAGGACCAGAGATCCACCCACCACGAGCGAATCCTCCTCCAGGGACTTGTCCACCCTCAGAGAATCCGAAGAATCCTGTTACTGCATTCCATGCACTACCAATAAAGGACCCTGCTACTTTCATAGCAGATCCCAGAGGATTCTTGATAATCTCAACAACAATACCGAAGACTTCTTTCAGCAGTGGAATGATGCCATCTTGCTCCATCAGAGCATTGATCAGATCTTCAAAGAATCCTTCCTCACGACGGAAGAAATTCTTCGCTTGCATCATCATCTCACCACCAGCAGATGCTTGTGGGAGGACTACAGGTGCTTTGACCTTGCCACCTGCTGCTTTACCTTCTGGTGCATCCTCACCCTTCTTAGGTGTGAAGAATTTAAGGACAGCAGTCAGTGCTTTCATACCCAGCAGCAGGGGTGCAAATGCAACTTGGAATCCAATACCGACTATCTTCTTGATAAATGGCAAGTGGGGTTTAACCATCTCCAACATGCCACTCATGAATCCTCCAAGCACCTTGAAGAATTCAGTAGCGTTGTCCTTCAGGGGTTGGATCACCGCCATGAAGACATCGCCAACCTGCTTAAAGAAGTCGCCAATGGGTTGGACAAGAGGCTCCAGCATGGGACCAATTGTCTTACCAATAGCACCACCAGCAAGACCGCCGACAGCACCACCGATTGCTGATCCAGCAGGACCAAACTTACTACCTAATGCCTGACCAATAGCAGTGCCAGCACCAGCGCCAACGCCACCACCAATTGCTTCTGCATCACTACCACCAGTTGCTTTGATCGCCATGGCGGTAGCAGTGCCTGCACCGAGGACACCAGCGACCTTACCAAACTTACCACCAAAGACAGCTTTACCTGCCTTCAGCATATTCATCATGCCGCCACCGATGAGTTTCAGCAGTGAGAATACTGCCGATACGGTAGCTCTTGGACTCTTGAGGAATGCCATCCCAATGAATAGTGGGGCGGCAGACAATACAAACTGGACAGCACCAAAGAATCCCTTCAGACTAATCGGATTCTCCAGAAACTTAACGAGTCCATCGAAAGCGGATCCGACGAGAAAGCTGGAAACTTTGAAAATGAATTTACCAAGGGCGGCGAGTCCCTTCGCAAGTCGTTGGACTTTCTCTGGATTCTTTGATAACCAGTCCAGAAGACCGAAGATGACAAAGTATTTGAGAAAGAATCCAGCGAGCCTAGCGAGAGCACCGAAGAGACCACCGAATGCTTTCTTAGTTTGCTCTTTGAATTCTTTACGGATAACCTGAAATTTCCCAGGTTTCTTCTTACTTTTAGCCTCCGCTGCATCACGGAGCTCGCGTGCCTGTTGCTTCTTCTTATCAGTTAATTCTTTTGCTTTGTCTTTCTTCTCGTCGGCACGAATCTTACCTTCTACTTTCGCAAGGTTATTTTGATTCCTGATCTGAGCATTGACAGATGCTGCCATTGACTCTGCAAGTTTCTCTGTAGTCAGAGCAACACTATTCAGCGTTGCACCCAGAGAGTTAATACCTGAGATCAGACTTTTAACACTGATCTGCACGTCACCCATTGCCTTAGCAGCAGTGAGTGGAGTGTATTTAGATCCACCCGAGCCAACAGATCCCTTATAAGATACCATCTTATAAAGTTTTGCCTTCGGGATCTTGACTTGCCTAGTTTCTGCCATTTATTAGAAGGGGGCGACCATGGGAGAGGGCTTAGTCCAGACGACCTGAGGTCCTCCACCTTGATTATTTATTACATGTTGGACAGCAGTTTGCTGCTTCACAACAGGCACCACCGCTGGTGTCATCTCTTGATCCTTCTTACGCTGTGCCTGCTCTTTAGACTTCTTTTGGACCGAATACAGGTTGCCAGCAGTCACCTCAGGTGCAATCTGAGAGATTGTTGCTCTTTGCTTAATAGCATTCTCTGCTGCTTGTCCACGAGCACGACTCAGACCCACTCTCAGGGATGCCTCACCACTGCCACTCATACCAATACCCTTAGCAAAGGCATCTCTGAAGGTGGTCTCGAATCCCTTGACGAGAGCATCCATTGCCTGCTCTAGGGTCTGTGGTTTAGACTCTGAGCTATCTGAAGTCTGTCCATCTGGAGATGATGAATTATCTGGTGATGTCTGAGGAGATGATCCCTCACCCTGTGTCTTTACATCACCAAGTTTCTTAGATGGTCTGATAGATCTAGGTGCTTTCCACATCCAGACATCGCCATCGGGCAACTGATTCTGGAAGAGATTCTTGTCCATGAAGTAATACTTACCAGGACCATCAGTCTTGTTACCAGCACTGTTAGTCTTCTTCCAGGTGCCGCCAAAACCCAGTTGTCCGAATGGATCATGGACTACGAATCCATTATCCTTCATGCCAACAACCATACCCCAGTGACCCGATCCCTTATATTTGAATCCAACGGGCACAGGATATCCTGCTTGAATCTCATCACGGAGTGCATTCCAACTCATTCCAGTTTGCAGAGATGAGTTAATACCAAAGTCGGCAAGTGCTTTCTTCTGAGGATATGCTTCTGTAGAGATACCATACTCACTACGGACCTTGTTATAGTCCTCAGCAGTCATAGGTTTACCAGTGAGTTGTGCTACCCACATTGCCATTGTGGTTGAATAGCACTGAGTATCACCAGGGCGACCATACTTATCTTGCTTATTCGCTCTCTGGTTGATGTATGGCACATCTTGGATGATCTTGCCACCCTCAGCAGCAAACTGAATGCTAGGGACTCTCTTGCCACTACCACTCTCCATGATATCTGCTTCGTCATTACGACGCCAGCTATTGATACCACCGTTGTGGTTTGCAAGTTTCTCTCTATACGCTGCAATTACAGGAGCAAAGTCACCTGTCTGAAGGGCATTCTTAACTGTGCTCTTAATGCCAGCACCATCCAGAGATCCATAGTTGAAAACTACGGACTCAAGTCCTACCTTCTGTCTTTCAGTTGCTTTAGAATAAAGATCACCACCTACCTCACCAATGAGACGCTTACGGTGATCCTCAATATGCTTTGCCTTGATCCAATATGCTTCCTCTTCGGTGATAGTATCACCTCTCTTCACCTTACCTGAGAGACGGAAACCAGGAGGATAGTATGTTGCACCAATACCAATGGTAGGAATCTCCCATCCATAGTTGGCATCTTTGTATGCTTCCAGTCTCAGACCTTCATAGTTACCCAAGACTGCTGCAAACTTCTCATCAAAGTCTCCACTTACTGATGGAGCACTCCCTGCTCTTGCGGGTGTAGCACTCGCTGGTGTCCTTCCGTCAACTGGGACTTGACCAGCATTGGGTTTGTTCTTAGCATCATTCTGCTTGAGTTTCTTGTCACGGATACCAAGCGCCTTCTTCATGATGCCGACTGACTTGATCATGATGCCACGAAGGCTCATGTCATCCTTATTTGTGACTAACTCAAGTAGTTTTATCTTGAGTTTATCAATCTCTCTCTTGGGACCAACTGGAGGTGGTGGACCAACCATACCACCTGCTGCTCGACCCATACCATCGAAGTCAGTCAGACCAAACGTCAATGCATCCAGGAATCCAGCACCCACGCTGGCAGGATTCATCAATCTTTTGGCATTGCTAATAACAAACTGAATTGTCTTACCGATGACATCCATGATGCCACCAGCAATGAAACCAATGAAGTCACCAAGGACTTTCGCTCCATCTAGGATGAGTTGAATCATCCCACCCAAGAATCCAAAGAGTGCTCCAAACATCTCTTTCATGGGCTCAAAGATGGGCATCAAGGCATCCTTGATGACATCAAAGGACATCTTAAAGAATTCACCGATAGGACCCATGATGGGCTCGATGATGGGTCCAATAGACTTACCTACCCATTCACCCAGGAAACCACCAACGGCACTACCAATCATAGGTGCCAGGGGTCCCAACCAGGGAGCAACTGCTGTCAGAGCAGCAGCACCAGCGACACCACCGACTGCTTGTCCAACACCAGCACCGACTGCTGTGCCTGCACCCTCACCACTAGACAGACCCGCTGCAATACGAGCACCACCGCCGAGTATAGACATTCCTGCCATACCCTTCATGCTCATCATGCCACGACCCATGCGACCTAGAGTCGTCGATCCTTTGAAGGATGCTCGTCCACGGACTCTGGTTGCGAATCTATTCTTTGCTGCCTTACCACCATAACGGCGAGCATATCTCTGTCTTACCGCCTTAGATGCGTTGCTAGATCTAACACCTCTAGGTGGTCTAGCATTAGGATCTGTACCTGCTTGCTTTGATGAATTAAATACACCCTTAACCCAGTTGATGTCCTGCATCAACTTCCATGGCATCAGGATATACTGTGCTGCCCTAAATGTAGCAAGTCCACCGAGGAGTTGGAATGCACCGAGAAGGAATCTCAGTCCTCTTCCTACCTTACTCTCGTTTAGATCACTGAAGTCACCAAACATATTGGTGAGACCATCCATGATGGAGCCCACACTAAATTTGACAAGATTGAATGCAAACTTACCAATAGCAAATGCTAGTTTGAATACCTTGACGAATGCCTCTGGATTCTTCTCCATGACATCCAAGACACCAAACATGATAAAGTATTTGGCAACAGTGCCAAGAATACCGCCAAGTGCCTGCAAGAAACCCTTGACTGGTTTCTTGACCTTCTCTGCTAGTTCTTTTTTATCTTCTTTTGCGTCTTCTACGCCCTTTTCTGCCTGCTCCTCAGAATCGTCTCTCTTGTCTCTCTGGAAGAGTTTCTTAGCAAACTTCTTCATCTTAGCGCCGAAGGTTAGTTTCTCCTTACGCTCTGCTTTGACCTCTTCGATCTGCTCTTGAGTGTTTGTCTTGAGAAACTCTCTTTCAAACTCGATTAACTTTCTCGCTTGATCCAGATTGACGCCAATACCTTGGACCGCAACACCAGTACGATTGATGCCCTTCCGAAGCTCCTGAAGGTTTTTACCTACGGGAGACTTTACGGCGGTCGGTTTGATTTTGACGAAACTACGGATAGCAGCCATTAGAGAGACATACGATTTTTCTCTGCGGATTGCCGTCTTTCCTCTTCAGCAATGTATGCTAATAGGAGATTCACATATACATCTCTTTCCCACGGCATAAGATTCTCAATTTCAGTTAGAGAATACTTGTGGTGTTGTGCAAGTGCAAAATTAGTCTTGTAATAGTTTTCAAGACTATTATGCATTAGGGCTACTCGAAAAAAGATGCGAGACCCTCAAGCACAATCTCGCTGGTGACACCAGTTTTGGGATTGTTGATAGGTAAGGTATACTGCAGTTTGGGCATGGTCTCAAAGAATTCTTGAATCTTTGCAAATTGCTCAGAGTTAAGATTCTCTAGAAACTCCAATGCTTCCTTGGTGGTGAAGGAGTCATATACTTCTTCATCATCATATACTTGACCAATGCAGCTAGCAGCAAGTTTGAAGACATCATCCATAGTAGGATTGTCTGACATATTCTGGTTGACGAAGACTTCCAAGGAAGGATACTTCATCACAACACCAACTTTATCGTCAAGTTTGATCTTCTGCTTGTGATTCTCAGGGACTACAACATCAACCATGTCCAGGGGGACACTGACTTCAACTTGAGTCTCTTCATCATCAGGGCAGGTGACCTTAAATTCACTGACCTCACCAACTGCCTTGCCACGAATCTTCAGGAAGATATATTCAATCTCAAAGGTAGCGAGATCTTCAACCTTATTCTTCAGGTTAGTGCAGTTTTTGATGATAGTCTTAACCGCTTTGATCATCTCTTTGTCATTCTGAGATTCCATTGCCAGATACAGCAACTTCTCTTCCTTGACCAGAAATGGACGGTATGCGACTTTGGTGCCCGAAAGGGGCATTGTCAATTCATATTCAGGAATTGCAAGTTTGGGTAAAGGCATGATATTCCATTACAGTTGGAATTATTTAGACACCAAACTGCGAGACATCTGCCTGTTGTGTAGAGAATCCAAGTGCTTCTGCTGTTGCATCAAATGTATTGATAGTCTTATCCGATGATGCATTGGTATGGGGCATGACATCATCTGCAACAGTATCAAATCTATACCTCTCATAGTAGAAAGAGATATCCAGTTTAATCAACTGTGTAGGACCATTGTTGACATTGATAGCAGACATATCAAATGGGAATGCACCATACAAATCCCATACACCAGTAACTCTATTCAGTCTTTGTGAGTAGAGATCACCCTCGTTAGTGCGTCCTTGATATACGATAGGAGATCCAACTTCCCACTTCTTAATTCTAACAGTAGTCGTATATTCACTGTAGAAGGTAACTCTATTCTCAGCATCTGATGCTGTGTAATTCATCCACTTCTCAAACATATCTCTATGGTAGAGATCCTTGGGGAGAAGGAAAGATACACTCATCTCAGAGAATGAGGTGTCAGTAGCAAAACGACGCATTGCACCCACACTTCTAACCTGACCAGTGGTAATTCTTCTACCAGGAATGGTCACATCATCAGCGAGAGCATTGACATAATCGTAATGATTACGTTGATTTCTTCTTACGTTATCATCATTCGCTGCCAACACAGGAGGGATAGCGATTTCGACACCGTAAAGGTTGGATCTGGCAGGCTCAAGACGCCCAGACCCTACTAGGTCCATAAACCTAGTGAAACCATTATCGGCTCTGAATGCCATTACAGTCTACTCCAAATAAAGCTAGAAGGGACATCAATCATTCTCCCTACTCTAGGCATCGTAAACTGCTCAATTGGTAGTGGAGTCATGTCTGTGAGATCTTCCTTAAGGATAGTCTTCACAGCAGATACATTAGACATGAAGTATTTATGATGACACCGCCTCGGATAGGCAAGACTTCCTGCTGCCCAATTCTTACAAATTGACTTTCTAGCATCAGGTCTCAGATAGTGGACGTTACCACCAGAGAATTGCATATTCTGAGTATCCTTATCAGTGATTAACACCATAGGAAACCTGTCATAGAAGGGCAGTTTATCTGCTGTAGCAGCACCGTAGGAAAACAGAATAATATCACCTACATCAAAAGTGCCAGTATAGTCCTGCAGTCCATACATCAACTGCTCTCTATACCACTCCTTAGATTGCTTTGTGCCTCCTGCTAAATCTTTAACGTCTGTAAAGATGCTCATACCTTCAATTCTACTTCGGTGAGTATCATGAATTCCATCTTACGATCATTACAGTATTCTCTTGCTGCCTTCCACTTCGCATCATTGACAGCATATGTCTTAACTTCACTCAGATATTTTCTAGTAACTCTTCCCTTCTTTTTAGGGGGCGCAGTCTGCGACTTCGGTTTAACCTCAACAATGAACCTCTGAGTCCTTCCGCTCCTGGTTCGTGCTCTGACGTAGAAATCGGGGAAATAGCGATGAACCCGATTGTCAACAGGACTGACGTATGGAATAACGATCTCTTCACTTCCCCACTCCAAGACGTTTTCATTCTTGTCGCACCATACCATAAACTTTCTTTCCCACAAACTTCGATAAATAATATTTGTAGGATCACCCTTATACTTATGTCTATTTGATGGTCGGAATCTTCCAGAATAACTCATGGCACTCATTTATCCAAGGGCAAAGCCTTACGGGGCGAATTCATCAAACAGTGGCAACTCGGTCAGAGATGATTCCAAGTTTCCTACAGAGGTTATTGATTACCTCAAGTTTGACATATATGATCCCATTAACGACAGTCTAACAAAGACGTTATATTTATATTTACCCAACAAACTTAGTGAAAACTACACTGCTAAGTATAACGGTGTTGAGTTGGGTGCGACTGGTGCTGCCGCAGTAGGTGCTGCTCGTGATGCAATCGCTGCTGGTGGTATCGGTAATGGTTTTGGTGAGCAAGTCCAGGCATTTGCTAAAGCAGCAAAACCACAACTTGGTTATTCTCTCGGTGCTGGTGCAATCAACCAAGTTGTGAGTGCAACTGGTGGATCTGGTAGTCTGAATGCTAACTCACTGTCAGCACTGACTCAAAAGAGGATCTTTAACCCCTATGAAGAGGCAATCTTCCAGGGCACCACATTCAGAGATCACAACTTCGACTTTAAGATGGCACCTAAAGATAAGTCGGATGTTGACACAATTATTGAGATTGTCGATACCTTCAGAAAGGCAATGCTGCCTGGTAAGGACGGTGATCAGTGGTTGACTCTTCCCAACTACTTCAGAATGGCAGTTATGCGCCATACGAGTCAAGGTGATGAAGAGAAGATTGACGCACCTGATTCTGGTGGTTATCTTGCAAAGATTATGCAGTTTCCTACCAATCTGGTCCTGACAGACATGAATGTTGACCTGTCACCCGATGGAAACTACGCATCTCTCCAAACTCGTCTTGGTGGAGATCAAACCTATGATTATGGTCCTGTTTCTTACTCAATGCGTCTTGCATTCAAAGAAACTTCTTACCTTACTAGGGAGTCCTTTACCTGATGGCTGGTTATTTCTCTTATTTACCCCAAGTATATGTAAGGACATCAAGTTATCGCACAAATAACGTTGATCCTTACATCCTTGCTAAGAATATCTTCCGTAGAATTAAAATTCGGGAGAATCTTGATGATGTAATCTTGGGATTCAGTCAATATACCATTAGCAACAATCAGAGACCTGAGCAGGTTGCATATGACTTCTATGGAAGAATGGAGTATGACTGGGTTGTGTTGCTCTGCAATAACATCATCAACGTATACGAAGAATGGCCAATGACAGAGCACGAGCTCTATTCATATATGGTCAGAAAGTATGGCGAATCTGAAGTTGATGGAGTGCATCACTATGTCACTCAGGAGCAAAGAGACTCTAAGGGTCGTGTTGTCCTGAAGGGTGACATTCAAGTCCCTCAAGACTTCTATTACATGAAGTATGATGGCACTGTAGTCCCTACTGAGTTGCTTACTAGACCTGTTAGTAACTATGACTTTGAATCGGAGAATAACGACTTCAAACGTAATATCTACCTTTTGAGAAAAGAGTATATTTCTCAATTTATCGAAGAATTTGAAGAATTGGTCGGTTACCTGCCTTCTACTGAAACTGATCCAGATAGTCAGGCGAAGAGATCTTACAATACTGTCCAGGAGCAGTTTATTCCCGTCAAACCCACATATCAGACTCTGGTTGGTCAGACCTCATCTATCGAGTTTGCTTCTACAGCAGAATACACCTCACGCACTGTTACCCTTTCAGGTCCAACAATTGAGCAAGGTGATGTCTTGGCAGATGGCACTACAGTAGCAGTTACATTTGGTGCAGCGGGCACTTCTGCTACTGTGGTTGCTGGTCAAACTGATGAAGAAGTGGTTAACTCCTTCGGTAGTGCTGGATCCTCTAGTGGTCAAACTAGCGGATCTTCGGGAAGCAGCAGTGGATCTTCTGGATCTAGCGGATCTTCTGGATCCAGCGGCGGTGGCGGATCTTATGGTGGTGGATACTAGAAAAGATCGTGATCTTTTCCATACTGTAGCAATTCTTTCAGATGACCCACATGTTGCGCTCCAAGTGCAATTTGTGGGTATTCTGCTTCTGGTCCAAATTCTGTTTCAAACGCTCTTTGCGAAAAATGCTGATTTAGGCGATATTCCAGATATTCGCCTCCAAGCGATTTGAGCAGTGCTGCTGCTCTTTCACATTCTTGACTGCCATTGCTGTAAATGACTGCTGTCTGTGGGATCATTGGTCGCGTTGTCTCCAATCGTCGATTTCTTCTTGAGTAGGGACTTTGATACTGAAGGCAAGACCTTCTTCTTCAAATTCCTTATTCATTTGTTCGTATGTCTCTGGCGTAATCTTTTCAAACTCAGTCACGTTGTCTCCAATCATCAGGTTTGTCTCTACCAAACCATTCGTTAATATCGTCGGCACCATCAAATCCAGTCTTGTAGTTGGATGGGTCAGGATCCCCTAATCCCATTTTATTCATAAAATCATCCATACTACCCTCCTCAATGTCTTGAGCAGCCTGGCGACGTGCCTTATTTAACCAATCTCTGGCAGTTGTATGCCTTTTTGCTAATTTCTCCGCCCAAATCATATCTTCCAAGGGCACTTGCTCTTTATTTGCTATGCAGCGACAGATCGACTCTAATCTGAGTCGGTAGGCAGTAGAAAGCATGTTAGTCTCGCAGTTTTAACTCTAGATCTTCAAGTTTGTGATATTCAGCATGTGCTCGCTCTTGGCGGTCACAGACGATACTGAGAATATCCTTCATAATGATATCATTGTCAACATAGTCGTCAAGGTAGGTATCGATGGCTTCCTTGAGATAACGATATCTATGCCATTCGGGAGAATACGGTTTATACATGATTAGGGGAATGTTGACAAAACTATCATACACGCGATCCAGGGATCTGTCAATTATTTATGAAAAACCCTGGGGACAAAAAAATACCCCGAATTTTTTTTCGGGGTCTCTGTGAACTGAAAGTCAAATAATATATGAGGTCAGCAGGGTCTCCTGCGGATGTGGTCGCGTGTCTCGTAGTGTCCTTCAACATAGTTGTAAGGACCTAACCAGTAACCATCTACCCAGTGTCTACGGGTCACCACATACTCACACATCCTCCTACGAGGTCGTCGATAGTAATCCCTATGCACATGTCCGTGATAGTGGTGATGGTGATCATGTGTGAATGGCTCCCAAAACTCTCCCCATGTCAGAGCATTTGCTGGGGCAGCAGTTAGAAGTAACAGGGGGAGAGCAAGGAGTTTCATTTGAAGATCAGTGCGTAGTAGGTAGCGATGACTAAGAGGGTGAGACAGACCCTCTCATATGTCCATCTCAATCCTCTGCGGCGAGAGAAGCGAAGTAGGACAGGTCGGGCTCGTCTGACTCCTCAATCTTACTGCCGAAACCACTCGGAGTGGGGTCTGCTTGGACCACTGGATCAGGTGCCACAATGTCGGACCCGTTGAAGTCCATACCCTCATCCTCTGCTTCGATCCGACGACCCTGAGTGGGGCGTGAGGTCTTACCGAGGACCAGATTCAGACGCTCTTCCAGTTTCTCAAAGGACTTGAATGCACTGGGGTCAGTGAATTCCTTGAGAGAATACTGGGACTTCCAGATCTCTTCCAGTCGCTCGTCACTGAAGTTACCGAGCGTAGAAGGTGCAGCGAAGTCAGACTTATCATAATTCCAGTAACCACCAATGGTCTGGATCTTGATACGGAAGTCAGCACCCTTCCAGAGATCGAAAGGATTGATAGGCTCTTCATCCTCAAACTGAGGTTGCATGGAAGACACGATCTTATCGTGGATCTTCTTACCATACTTGTAGAGGAAAACTTTACCCTCATTCTCAGGGTTGAGTTGATCCTTCACGACATAGACATTGCTGTAGTAAGACAGTTTACGCTTCTGCTTACGAGCGATCTCTTTGTCAGAATCAATACCACTATTCCAGAGAGTCCGATTCAACTCACCGACAGGATCCTTCTGACCCAGAGTCGTCAGGGAGTTTTCAATATACCAGCCACCAGGACCTTGGAAAGCGTGGGACCAAACCTGTGCCCAGGGCAGATCTTCCCCGTCAGGCTCGGGCAGGAAACGAATGACGGCATAACCGTTGCCGCTCTTGTCCACTCCAGGTTTCCAGAGACGCTCATCAGGACCTGCACCCTGAGGCTTGGACATCTTCTCAATCTGTTGAGTCAGTTTAGCAAACTGTCCAGACTTGGACTTCATACTTGCAAATGACATTTGTGTTTCTCCGTTGTGTTTTGTTTAAGCGTTGGGTCTTACGTCCGAAGCAGTCTCCCACTCCCATCTGCCCAACAAAAGTATTATGGCATCACTCAGCGCCTTTGGCAAGCTGCTGTGTGCGGTTTATGATCAGGACCCTCTCTCCATCGTGAGTGAATTGCAACTCATCGTCAGGGTCCCAGAGCAGCTCCTCGTATAAGTCATCGAGTTTCTGCATGTCTTCGTATAGTGCATTAGGATTGGGCATTTTTGATCTCCTTTCTCCACGACTGTAGTTTGTCTTCCATAGTCTGAAGGATCATCATGAGATCCATACCACCAGAGTATTGCTTGGACATAGTATCTATACGCTCCTTAACAAAGGACGCTTCCTCGTTTCCATCCTCAGGATCTAGTCCGTGAGAGGCGAGAGCAAGACGTGCATAGAATACTTTTTGCTTCGCAATTAACTCAAGAGTTTTCTCGATGTGATCGAGTCTCTCTTCAGGTGTGAAATCAGAAAGACCCGCCGACATCTTCAGCAGGTCTGTGTATGTTTGTTGGATGTCTTCTAACTCAGTTTGCACTGCTTCTGACTTGAAGAATTCATCGTCTACTGGTCGGTCACTCATAGCGGTAGGACTCCTCTACTTGTTCGTTTCATGTAATTCAATTGTTGTGCATCCCATTTGATTTTATCTTTCAGTGGTTTCGAGATGAGTTTGCCCACTGTTTCAACTTCGATCTCAAACTCTTCACAGATGGAAGTTACTGCCTCTATGTAGTTGATGAGACCCTTGCTTTCTTTGACTCTGTGCTCAACCAAAGACGTAAACTTTCCTTGTGTCATAAACTTTTCTTCAATCTCTTTCATTTTACAATACCTTCACATTCAGATGGGATACACCAGATGCATTTGTTAGCCCATCTGGGAAAGCATTAGCAGCGATAGTGATACGATCTTCTTCTGAAAGATTAGGCTCTGCTCTATGCCTGAGCATAGGAGGAAACACAATATACTTGCCCTCTTCTGTGGGCTCGTGATGTGTGATGAAGAATTTCTCTTCTGAAAACTCACCCCATGGCCAAATGTTTGTCTCATTAAACCATGGGTTGGGGAGTTGCCAGATTGTATGTGTGCGTGAGTCACCATTCACATAGTAATTGCTACTTGCAAAACAGTTAGCGTGTGTATGGTTGAAAAAGAAATCACCTGTCTTATTTAGATTGGACCAGGAGGAGCAGATCTTTAGATCATTGTCCATTCCAATGTCACGGGCAACTTCATTCAAGCACTCTTGTATCCAGGAAAAAAGATCAACAAACTCAGGGAGAGTATGCAGATCACTGCCACCAATACCATCAGAGTTTACACCATCCCAGATCCAGTTGCACTTGTTATGACTGTAAGACAATCTCTTACATGCCTCGTGGACTGCTTGTCTATCACCTGGGTAATAGAATCTGTAGATGGGGATTCCTAAGAAGGTATCTTTCACTTAATGCCTCCGACATAATAGTGATAGTCTTCGATCCACTCACAGAGTGTATCGATGTAAGGTATCTTATCATACTTTTGGACAACTTGAGTCTCTCCATTCTCAGCAACAGAGATAGTCACAAGTTTAGTTACCTCAACACCAGTCAATTCATAATACATGTAAGCATATGCTGCTTCCTGCACAAAGAATTTCTCTAGATGCTCCTCTTTCTTGAGTCTTGTTGTGGTCTTGAAGTCGATTATAGCAAGCTCGCCATCATACTTAGCAATACAATCAACGCGCCCAGCAATGCCAAGGCGACGAGAGTAAAGAGGGGCTTCAAGAACGTGAATATCAGAAATAAGATCAAGATCCTTACGAGCAAACCCAAAGAGGTACTTGGGAAGACCCTCGCTCGCTTCAACTTTTTCCAATTCATTTTTTAGATAGTGCTCCACGATAGTGTGATACTTTGTGCCACGCCATGATGCAGCACGACGAATCTTTTCCGCCTCAGTGTAACCAACTTTCTTTTCCCATGCAAGGATGCCCTGCTTGGATTGATGACCGACGACAGTGGTGACACTAGGCATCCACACATCATCGATCTTATAAAAGCGTCCATGATCTAACGTCCTGCTCTCATACTCAACGAGATCAGCAGCAGGACCCACAATGTTAAAAGGCATCATCCAAATCCGAGATTGATTTTACTGATCAGATACTCTCGACAGAGACCAGATCTAACGATGTCTTCAATACCAAACTCAACACAATCAAAGGAGGGCATAGACTGAAGAATCTTCATGAAGTCTAGCACACCTGTCCTCTCATTGCTCTTAATCAGGTCAGACTGTGTGTAATCACCAGAGAAAATGATCTTACAATCCTCACCAACACGAGTGATAATAGAATCCAACTCGTGGAAGTTGAGGTTAGAGAATTCATCAACAATAATGATGCACTTATCCATGGTGACACCACGGATGAATGATGTAGACCAGAAGGAGATAGTTTCCTGTGCTCTCAGATTGTCATAGAGACTCTCGAAAGCAGCATCGTCTGGCATCTCAAACATATACTTCACCATATTCTTATAAGGAATCTGGTAAAGGTTACTCTTATCCTCATGGTCTCCAGGGAGGAAACCAATCTCTCTGGTAGGGACCAGGGAGCGGACCATGTATACCTTCTCATAAGGAGAGGCAGGGTCCAGCACCTGCTGTAGTGCTAGGTAGAGACTAATAAAGGTCTTACCCGTGCCAGCAGCACCGTGCAAGACCAAATTCTTTCCTTCAGCATAGGAATTAAACACCTGCTCCTGATTGTCAGTGAGCGGCTCAATGATCTTAAGATGGTCTAGGTTAATAGGCTTCTTACGACGCATTTGCTTCGGGGTCATTCCGTTGGGTGACTTCTTGGCTCTTGGCATATCAGGTATAACGAGAGAGGTTGGCGCGGGGATGCTCCTTCTGGACTTTGGACATGACTTCTTTGAATCCGTCCGACTGCTTGGGTTGTCCGTAGGTTACTCCACCGACTCCTTCCATCCAATCTTTATCCCAGTCTGGGTTAGCATCTTTCCAATCAGAGTATTCTTTCATGGTCATGGAGAGAGTCTTCTTCTCCCCTGTGGTCTTATTTATTACGGGGTAGGTAGGCATTATTCTATTAGGATAGAGGGTTGATCATAGCAAATACTGTTGCAACCACAGTCTTCATCTTCACATTCCCACTCAAGTGCTTCAGCAATCTGAGGGAATTGACAGACGAAGTGTTGCTTACAGAGTTTGGCAATCTCCATGTGCTCTAGTTGTGTGCCGTTAGCAGATCTCAGAGTGATGTAATGGATCCATGAACGCACAGAGCCCGTCATGTAGATTTTGGTAGGCGTTGCCAGGGGAAGCACAAAACGAGCACACTCCTTAGCAATCCCTTCACGCAGCAACTCATTATAAAGATCCATACCTTCGATAAAGTATTGGTGGATCCTTCCTTGGAGAAACGCTTTCTTCTCCGCTTCAACATCATCAATAGAATTCTGACGATTCTTAGAATCTTGAGAGCGTAGATCAGGGACAGGGATCTGTGGAGTGAGGAGATTGGTGTCAGCATATCGTTGGGAGAACTCTTGATATGTGAAGGACCTATGGCGCAGTATTTGAGCCGCGATACCCCGAGTAGTGTTGATCTCCAGGGTCATGAATGCTTGCTCAAACACAGACCAGTGACCATGCTTGATGCAATACGCCAAGAGTTTTGCAACCTTGGGGTTGTCCTGATTATTTGGATTGCTTACACGGGCAACATAACCCATGTGCTTCTCCGCATCAGGAGTCACAGAGATGAGGCAGACCTTTGCAGATGCAACCTCAGGATGAATATCAGTCATGCTTAAAAAGAATCCTCGCAATAATAATAAGTGCTGCTGCCTTCAGGTATCCGATGGTTGCCAAACCAAACAGACCAGGCATTAACCAATTCCATAGTAGCAGAAGAATGACAGGATAGCATAGAGATCCTACAAGGAATCCCAATGCTGCTGCACCTGTCATGATATTTTTCTGCTTCTGATCTTCTTCTTCATCTGCCTCTGCTTTAGCAGCAATGTCTTGCAACTTCTGCTCAAAGGCAGCCTTGGCATTGAAATAAACGTCGTCGTTACTCATTTCTTTTTCTTATCGAGACCCCAAAGTTTAGGATTACGGGTGCCCTTAGCGTAGTCCATCTTCTTCATGACATGTCCAAACATATCATAGTATGCATCGAAGATGTCTGCTTGCATACCCATAACAATATCGTGCCAAGTCTCTTCTCCTTTTACCAACGTGAGGAGGTAGGCATTATTGGGAAGAGACTTATCTTCGGCAGCGGCTTTACTACAACCCGTATGGATGACCTTACATCCATAGGAGTTGATCACTTCGATTTGTTGATCATTCAATTTCAACCTCTGCCTCCCCATTCAATGTTAGGGAATGCTTCCTTCACAACAGCGAGGGTAACACGATACTTCTTATGCAGGGTCTTATTCACTGCCTTGATAAGGACTTCAGCCTCCTCTTGATGGAGTCCTTCCAGCATCTGAATAAACATATTCTCTACCTTCATACCAGGGAGACGATCGTCACCACCCTTGAAGAAGCGATAGAGTTTCTTGCTCTCCTGCTCCAGGAGAGTGTGCTCTGTGCCCTTAGGAGCGTCGTTAGGACGGTAAGGGACATCTTCACCCAGGGGGACGCGAGGCACGATGCTCTCGTCGAAGTTGATGATGAAGATAGAGCGGAGGGTAGGAGTGTTATTCTCCTGAAGGATTTTAATCTTCGCTGCCTTTGTCTTAGCAGAGTGTGCCTTTTGAAGGACTTCAGAAATAAGCAATCTCATCTCAAAATTCAGTAATGTGGTCTAGCATTTCATTCAACGCATGTCTCATGAAATAGGGATACATCTTGCCCCGTGCTGGGGTCTCTGTATTCTCAAACGTATTTATGATGTTGTCATTGACCTCCTTTGGAATGAATTCAAAGTCAATCAGTTTCTGATTACGCTCATAGTTTTTGAAGGTGATGTCATCAGTAAACATCTCAGGTGATTGGTCAACCCAACGTGCCAGTTTGACTTTGGACATGGGTCGCTGACGTTTGCCAGCAACAAAGGTGTCATCATCAGACAGGAAGTTAGGGATGCCATCAGAGCGATCACCCTTCAGGATGTGCTCAGCAATGTATTGCTTTGGATCTTCACACTGGACAAACTTCTTCTGGATAGGATTGTATTGATCAACAAACTTATACTTCTGAAGTTGTTGGAAGTCTTTATCACCTGAGAGGATGAGGACCTTGCGGGGAGGTTGCATATTATTCTGCAACCTGATGTTAGCAAGACCTTGATCCTTTACCAGTGTAGCAATGATATCATCTGCTTCAGCACCATCAACCTCAACAACTTTGTAAGGGAGGTGCTCACGAATCTCGTCCCGAATCTTATTCAGGACCTCAAAGATCTCATGCCAATCGAAGTTGGACTTCTCTCGATCTTTCTTGCGAGTCCCCTTGTAATGAGGAAACTCTTTCCGTCGCCAGTAATGCTTGCTGTCATAGCAAAGGACCAGCTCGCCGTAATCTTTGTAAAACTTATTCCGATAAGATCGGAGTGAGTTTAAGACCATGTGGCGGACCAGTCCTTCACTGATGTCAGTCGTGTGTGCTAGTGAAACCATCAGGTTGCTGATGCAAACCTGATTCATATCGACAAGGATCATCAGACCTCAATCATCTTCATCGTCAATCATATCATCATCGTTGTCAATACGCAAGTATAAAAGGTCTGCGGGGTCTACATATCCATCTTCAGTTTGCATCTCAGGATGCATCACGATTGCTGAATACTCAGCACGGTCCTTCCACTCATCAAAAATCCCCTTGAGATTCCATGCTGCGATGAGTCCCAAGAGGAATGATCCGATTGTGAGGAAGAAAGCGATGTATAGAAAACTTAGGTCTGCCATAACGCCTCTCCTTATGTGTAATTATTTAGACACTTTCTTCTTGCGTCCAGGTTTGCGATCTGCATGATACTTCCAGGCGTCTTCAAGGATTCCATAGAAATACTTCTCTAGTTTCCTTGCCTTGGGTTTACCAAGGTGCCCGTATGCCTCACGCAGGGTCTTGTCTCCTCCCTTAATGTATGCTCTCAACTCTTCCACAATGAAAGAGATCTGTGCAGCAGAGGATGATTCAATAAATTCATTCGTCTCACGACGAGTCCACTTACCGAGTTTCAAATAGTCATACATTCTGAAGAGGTATCGATCGTTGACCATCGCTTCATCGATAGCACGGTCAACGATTTCATAAAGCTCAGTTAGTGAAGAGTCTTTCATCAAAGAAGTTGTTGCTCACGCAGGTATTTAACAGTCTCGGTGCATCCACCCATCTTCCGACCACCAATGATGACCTGAGGGAAGGTAGATCCTTGTCCAAACTCAGCATAGAATTGCTCTTTGGTGAAGTTTGTCCCGAGGACATACTCACTATACCCCCAACCCTTTGACTTGTAAACCTCTTTGATCTTTGTGCAGAAGGGACAACCAGGACGAGAATAAATTGCTGTTGCTCTTGGTGATGTGGGTGCCATAGTTATAAAAGTAGAGAGAAAAAAAGGGACCCGAAGGTCCCAAAGCATCAGATTCCGCTTCTGAATTATGTATATCAGAAACTCCAGGTCACACCGACCTTAGTGCCATAACCGTTATCAGCATCATCCACGCCGCCAGCGAAGGAGAGCTCACCGTAGATGTCCAGGGACTCGGTTGCAGCAACGCTACCATAGACCTTACCCGACAGCACGGTGTCAGACTCACCACCGTCAGTTACGACGAAGGAAGGACCGATCTGAGCGCCGTAGGACACAGCACCAGCAGAGCCAGCGTAGCCCACATGAGCGTCTGTCGTCGTCCCAGTGTAGTCCGAGCCCGTGAATCCTGAGTTTGCCTCTACGTTAACGTAGGGACCTGCCAGGGCAGCACCAGGAGCAGCGAAAGCGACGGCTGCAGCGGCAGCAGCGAAAGCAGTTTTGATCATTGTTGTTTACCTTTTAGTTACTTGCGGAATGGTTACCCGCAGATGGATAGGGACTCGACATGCCCCGTGTTAAGTATCGTTACTTAGCGTAACGACATATGTATAATAGCACAGAGTTGAAATTTGTCAACCGTGTGACAGTTGCTGGAAATCTTTCTCAAAGATGTCCAAACCCTCACGAGTGAGGACGTGATCATACATCTTGTCGAAGACCTTGGTGGGCAACGTGACTACGTTAGCACCATACAGCAGGCAGCGAGACACATGGTGGACATCTCGCAAACTGGCTGCAAGGATCTGGGTCTCGACACCATGGGTCCGATACAGACCAGAGATTCCTCGGACCAGCTCAACTCCACTGAAGGAGTTGTCATTGCAGCGTCCCACGAAGGGAGAAATATATGTTGCTCCTGCCTTTGCTGCCATCACTGCCTGAGCAGCAGAGAAGCAAAGGGTTACGTTAGTCTTGATGCCACCCAAAGCAAGATCTCGACATGCGATGAGACCATCTCGCGTAAGAGGAAGTTTGATTGTGACTTCTGACCCAATAGCAATATACTGTTGGGCATTCTCAAGCATAGCGGCAGCGTCATCTCCCTCAACCTCAGCTGAGATACTCTCAAAGTTAAACTCTGAGGAGAGTCTGCGAATGAAATCAAAATAATCTACACCTGCCTTACGCACCAGGGTAGGGTTAGTTGTAATACCATCGACCAGACCTGTTTCATAACGGTCTTTGATCTCACGGTAATCTGCTGTGTCCAGAAAAATCTTCATGATACTGTTAGGCGTGGACCACGGAGAGTCAGGGATTCGAACCCTGGGATGCTTTCACATCGCTGGTTTTCAAGACCAGTGCCATAAACCACTCGACCAACTCTCCAAGGAGGTCCTCACCGTGCCTCCAATTTAATAAATGCTTCGTTGAGATTATAGTGCAACTTATAATTCTCTGTCAAGACATAGTATCCAACGATGTCGTTTCCATCACAGGACCAACCGTATGCCTTGACTGTTTCCTCTAGACCATCAATCCTGAGTTTCTTGTGTCCTTTCAGATACTCCAGGTATCTCTGGTCCAGATTGATCATTGGCGGTGTCCCCTGTGTCTTTAGATAGCATATCACGGATCGCAGACATATCCTGCTCCGTAAGAGTATCTATAGAATCTCCTTCGGTTTCACGAGGGTCTTGAAGATTCTTTACGTCTTCAGTCAATCCCTGAAGATCATTGATCAATTGTTGATCAGGACGCCATGCCGATCCCTTAGGTTTGTAATCAAGATTCTTAACAGCAGCAAGATTGCTACTCCAATACCTCTTCATCTTCTTCATCATCTTGGCACGACCCTTAGGGTCATCCTTGTATTGCTCGATGACCTTACGAAGCATCCTCAATTCACGAGTGGACTTCTCCAGGGATCTCTCCGCTGCAGAGTCACTCTTCTTTCCAAAACCTGCCATAGTTAGCTCGCTTCCGTAATGATAATTCTAAACCTCAGTCTATCACGGTTTCTGTCAGAGCAGAAATACCAGATGGGTGAGTTTGTATTGTGGGACTCTTGGTATATAGCCTCCTTAGCAACTCGTCTTGCTTTCTCTTTGTCTTCATACCAAGCAACAAGTTTTTTGTTAGGTAACTTGAAGTTGTTTTGGTAGTCAGGATAGTAAGGAGTCGCTGATTTATTCTCATCGTCCTCACGACGATTAGGTGGCCATTGCAAATCAAATGACATGCCTTCCTGATAACCTTGACCAGGATAAATGATTTGAATTACATGAATGATTGCCTGCCAATAATATCTAGTCCTACTTGCTTGTCCTACTCTCGCAGGATAGAAAGTAATACCGATCCTAATCTTAGCAGCAACTGCTGTGTTACCAGCATTCTCAAACGCATCACCATCCAAGACATAATCATGGATGAATGTAGTAGGAGCATAGTAATCTACTGCTCCAGGTCCAGCAGTCCATTCAGACTGGAGGACATTACGATAAGAGTCTCCTCTAGATGCAATGCCTGCTTCATACCAGGGTAGATACCCTTTAGCAAAAGCAGTAGGTGCTACGTCCTTGATCTCTGACCCGCCACTGATGTTGAGACCATCAAATCTAGTGACTAGGAAATTCTCAAGAAGGTTATTATAACAACCAGTGGTCTGTCTGTAAAGGTGCGTTTCTCTATCACCATACTCATACTCACTAGCAGGATACGCGATGTAACCCGTATCAATATACCCACCACTGATGTTAGGTAAGAATCTATTATTCTCACTACGGACATGCCCACCCATGTGCTCAGGATTTGTTTGCAATGTCCCATGCATCTGGACAGGGAGACTATTTGTATACACCTGAGTGTATGGACTCAAATTGATCTGCTCAGGGATCCTATGCCAGGAGTCAGTGCCCTTAGATCCTGCTTGGAAGGATGCATTCTTACGATTGTAAGGTTTGAATTGCATACCGAAGGACTGGATAGCACCGACAGTACTCTGAATAGGATTAGTCCAACCAGATCCACCAGCAAATGCCATGATGTCATCGTCTGCCATGACAGCAGACATGTTGATAGCAAAGGAAGAATCAAAAATTCCCTTCTCCGTATCATACAAAGCAATGTGTGGTGATACTGTGCCTGTCTGTGGTCCAGTAATCAACTCCATGAATACAAATTGCAGCACGTCACCAACGTTGAGGCTGATGTCCTGATTGTGAATGTCCTTACCAATTGCTGGCCATCTCTCTGCAGTCCAGGTGCCCTGGTAAACTGTCGATCCATTCTTAAGGAATTTGAATTTGAATTTCATGCAGGATGCCAGAGTGCCACCTGTAATGCCACCCATGGAAACGATCCTGTAAGTGCCAGCACTCTTCACTCGAATGCTCTGATCATTATTAAGACGAGCACTGTAACTACCCACACATCTCTTACATTCGTGATCATTTAGATGATCCACAGAGATCGTAGAGGGTGTGTCACCACCACAACCAGTCCTAGCAATAGTTACATCCTTAAATGATGTTTCAATAATTCTAGACTCACAACCAGAGGGAGCAAGGTTTCTGTAAACAGGAGGTGGTGCATCATCTTCATACACATAGCATTGGATACCCTCAAGGTGGTAACCATTGCTCTGCCACTGCACCTTGTGCCAGAATTTCAGGTCATCATAATCATCGTCCCCATTCATGAGGTCTTCCCACATCTGGCGGTTTCTACCATGCCACTTGGTTTGATCCTTGTCATTAGGATTCCACCTGTGGTCAGAGAAGAGGCAGTAGTTACCTTCCGCAGTGCTGATACCACTACCACGGAAACCATCACCCTGTGATTGGAAGTTGATCTGTTGTCCTCTACTCAGACTATTCTGATCACCACCATCAGGGATGATAAAGAATCCCATGCTGCCACCCCTGTATGAATTCAGTTGTGACTGTGTGATAGTGACACGATTGATATCAGATCCTGACTGTGCAGATGGCACAACAACATAACCAACCTGAGGACCATTCTCATTCGCGAGATAATATCCTAGGGCATTGTCGTAACCAGCAGATCCTTTCTCAGTGTCAGTAGTGACCAAAAGATTTGCAGTGATCTCACCTCTAGGGATTCTGTAAGCATTCAGTTTCTTATATGTCTGAGGAAACTCCTGCAAGAATTCAGGGTCAATGGTATACATGTGATCGCTACCATTGTAGAAACGATACAGAGCATTGGCCTGCTCGTCATCACCCAACCAGGAAATCATATCTGATCCTGTGGTAAAGACATACCCCAACAGAGCATTAAACTGCATACCAGCAGAATTCATAGTGGGTCTCTCGCCCTGTCCAGGAGAGTCAGGAGCACCTGGGTTGGTGGTCATGAAACCATCACCCGAAGAGTTGGTGTAATAGAAGAGAGGAGCAGTGACTAATCTATCTCCAACCTCTAGAGGATCTTTCAGGACATAGAATGCTGGGTCACCACTGCCGACTGTGCTGTAGGTGTGCTTACCGCCACTCTTGGTCTCATAGATGGGGACTCTGGGTGGGAAGCAATTCTTGACACAGACCCTATCCCTGTTTGCACTCCAGTTGTTGGGGTAGTAGGTGTCGCTATTCTGTTTGGGTGGCGTCCACCTACCGCCAATGTAGGGACGGAAGAAACAATCCAGCGAGCTTCTAACGCAACGCTCCCAGTCAAGGTCCTGGTCACGGTTGGTGTCTTTACAGTAGAGGATTTCACCTGTTAGTTTATTTCTCCAACGATAGTTACCAATACTTTCTATCTGACCACGGACTCTGAGTCTCATGACCTCAACACAATCATCACCGTCGCCAAGATAGACAACAGATGAAGAGTCATTAGGATCAGGTGTCTTAATGATCAGACCACCATCAATCCATGGCAGGTCTGGAAAGAAATCTTTCAACCAATCCAGGAAGTCGAAGTCGATGCTAATAACATTGTCATCCACCTCAGGGACTGTCGCAGGGACCTGTAGTGGAGGGAGACCAGGGTAACAACGTCCAACCAAATCCTGAATAACTTCAGCAGGTGTTGGTGCTGGTGGCTCTACAGCAGGGATCTCAGGGATGACAGGATTCTGCTGGTCAAGTGGGTTGGGCTGCAGTGGAGGGACGCCTGCATAGCATCTACCAACCAACTGTTGCACTACCTCAGCAGGTGTCGGTGTGGGCACAGGACCCACAGTAGACCCACCCAGTGCAGCAGATGCAGGATTGCTACCATCGAGAGCATTGGGTTGATTGGGTATCATATACCCAGAAGTGCCGATGTAGCACCTATCAACTATGTTCCTTATATCCTCTGCAGACATTATCTAGTGAAGTGCTTTCGTTATATTTATTGTCATCCCAATGTCTTACTGCGTTGGCTACAATAGCAACGTTAGTGACCATATAAGAAACAAGTATAGCAGTGCGTATGATAGCCACTGTGTCTGCCTCTCTGTCATTTTTACCTGCCTTTTCTCCTAATGCTTTCGCCCAGATTCTCCAGGCACTCTTTTTTCTTGACATAAAAAAAGGATCCCGAAGGATCCAGTATATCAGAGAGCGTTGCCTCTTGGCAATACTTCTTCTGGGAAGATAAAGTTTTCGTGTGGTTGATCCACTGATGCCATCCAGTTGCGAAGACCCTCATTCAAGAGGATATTCTTCGTGTAGAAGGTCTCAAACTCAGGATCCTCCGCAGCTCTGATCTCTTGAGATACAAAATCATAGGCACGAAGATTAAGGGCAAGACCGATAATGCCAATGGATGCAGTCCAGAGCCCCATAACAGGGACAAACAACATAAAGAAATGAAGCCACCGCTTGTTGCTAAACGCGATGCCAAAAATCTGCGACCAAAAGCGGTTTGCCGTAACCATTGAATAAGTTTCTTCTTCTTGCGTTGAATCAAACGCCTTAAACGTGTTTGCTTGCTCACCATCTTGATACAAAGTATTCTCTACTGTAACACCATGGATCGCAGAAAGCAATGCCCCACCCAGGATGCCTGCTACTCCCATCATGTGGAAGGGATTCAGGGTCCAATTGTGAAATCCTTGGAGGAAGAGTAGGAAGCGGAAGATTGCTGCAACACCGAAGGATGGAGCAAAGAACCAACTGCTCTGCCCCAGAGGATAGATGAGGAAAACAGAAACAAAGACAGCAATGGGA